TGTTGCTGGTGTCGGACCAGGCGTGCAGGTTGTCTCCGTCGTTTCCTTCCAGGCAGCCCTCGGCGTATCGCTTGAACTCTTCCGGGGTCGGCAGACGCTTGCCTGCGTTGCCGGCGAGCTGACCCAGGTCTATCCGAGCGTAGACGTCGTCCTTGATCGGCGTGGCCCCGAACTTGCTGACGGGCACGTTCTCCGGCCAGGTCCCGGAGCCTTCGCTATTCAAGTAGATATCGACCCACAGCTTGCCGGGGATGACCTCGACCATCCCCGTGGGGTCGCAGGTGGGCCGGTGCTTCAGGTCCCAGCAGGAGTTGGGCACGATCTGCGTGGGCGGATCATAGGACTCGTCGTAGCGGTTGCTCACCGGGCGCACCCGGCCGTAGTGGAATCCCCCCACCTTACGGCTGTTGGTGGCATCGTAGCCGTCCGGATAGGTGCTATTTTTGCTCGCGATCCACTGGGCCACACCGCTACCATCCTGCACGGCGTAGACGTAGATGTCGTCGCCCAGGGCCAGGGAGGCGAAGCCGCCGTCGTTGTTGCTGACCGGATCCCAGTCCGTCTTGGACTGCAGGATGTAGCCCTGGCCGTTGCCGCCGATATTGATCAGGCCCTCGGGCAGGTTCAAAGTGTCCCCGGTTCCCTTCTCAATGGATCCAAAAAGGGACACGAACCCTGCCGCCTGGGCGGGAATTGCGTACACGCTCATAGCTTAGACCCCCAGCTCGTTCAGTTTGGCGTTCACTCCGGACACGGTGTAGCCGAGCTCGAAGATGGACGCGTTCGGGTCCTCCTGGAGCTGATACTGATGCCGCTCCGTGGTGCCGTCACCCTGCAGAACATCGAGGACGATATAGTCCGAAGGGCTGCCGTCCGGATCCTCGCTGTCGGCCAGCTTGCGGTCGAAGACGTAGTGGTCTTTGCCGTTCAAGAGCCCCTGCCAGTGCTTGGCCACGCGCTCCTTGGGCAGGCGCCCCTCCAAGGCCATGCCGTGGATCCGCTCCAGGTCATTCGCTGTCTTCACCGTCTTGGGCACTCCGTACATCCTATACCTCCTTCAGGACCAGGACCCCGTCCTGGATCTCGATCTTCCAGTTCTGCGAGGTCTCGGTGTCCGGACGTTTTTCGTTGTTTGCGTCCTCCCGCAGTTGCGGGAAGCCCCCGGCCGTGGAGCCGTCGTGGACCACGGTGGCGTTCTTGACCGTGTCCACAGTGATCTCGCCTGTGGCTCCGGTAAATCCGCTATGCTCCGAGGTGGTGCCCCGGCGCCGCTGAATCTGGGTTGCCATTAGCTCAGCCCTCCATGATCAATGTTTTCATCGCCCCGGGCCAGATCGATACGGGTCCCGGGGGCCCTTTCAGCCATAAACGGGGCGGAGTCCGCCACGTCCCCGTAGTCGGAGACCGAGTCGCAGTAAAAGGCGTTCGGGGCAAAGACATTGCCCCCGCCGGGCATGCCCACGAGCCGGCCAAGCTCCAGGGCCTTCCAGAGCTGGGTCTCGTCGGTCTGGGAGTAGTCCTGGCAGGCCCGCTCAATGATCTCCCGGACCTTGTCCCCGATGAAGTCGACATACTGCCTGGTGGCCAGAACCACGGAAGGGTCGATTTCCAGGGTGACGTTGTCCGAGTTGGAGATCTGCATGATCATCCGGACGTAGAGATCCTTGCCCGCGCCGCTGGTGACCTTGGGCTTGTAGGTCTCGGGGTATTTCCCGATGGCCACCATGTCGCCGTCCTCGTCGAAGAGGCCGACCTCCCGGATGTACCAGTCGCCCACATCCTCGGGAATCACTGCCTCAAAGACGACCCAGTTGGCGTTGTCCGCGTGGACATATTTGTCGTTCAGGCTGCGGCGATAGACCTCGCTCTGGAGCGAGGTTTGGTCCTGACTGGGATCATAGGCGGAGCCTCCGCCGTCGCCGAAGGCCATCTCGGTGATGGCTACGGCGGTACCAGAGCTCTGTGCGTTGGCCAGCTTGGATTGCCCGGTCTCGGTCCAAATGGTGTAGTAATTGGCCATACAGCCTCCCTATTGCGGATAAACAGTCGTGGTGTCGATAAAATGCCCGCCCATCGCCCGCTTGGGCACGGCGTCGTATTGCTCCAAGAGCGTCACTTGATAAGGTTCGATAGTCACTGTTTCCGAGGACAGGGCCGTGGATCCAATACGCGGGACCCTCGAGCGGTTGACCAGGTGGATGCGCAGAAGGTCCAGATGGCTGCGCACGTTCTTGGTGGCCATGATCGCGGCCAGCCCGCGGTCGTATTCGTCCTCGGACACGCCGCGATCCTCCAGGGATACATAGACCCGGAACAAGTAGGGGTCGCCGCCCCAGCTGGGCCACTCCACAATCTCCGTGGGGCCCATGATCGCCTCGGCCACGCTTTTCACCGCGTAGGGCGTGCCCAGATAGCGGTGCCAGGCAATGGAGGTGCGCACCAGCTCCCGCTTGGCCGCGAGCGGCATATCCGGGTCCCAGGCGTCCACGTGGAACTGCCAGGCCAGATAGTCCACGACGCGCTCGTCGAGCTCGTCCAGGCGGGACAGAATAGCCGGGACCTCGAGCATGTCGTTGACCGCCTGGATCTCGCCGTCCAGGGACTTGGCCGCGTCCTGGACGGTCTCGTCCCCGGAGATGGACTCCGGCAGGAGCTCGAGGAAGCTGATGTCCGACAGCCGCTTAGGCATCTTCCAGGCCTCCGTAGCTCACATTCACGCTGGAGTCGCTCGCCACCTGGGACAGGTCCAGGGCCTGGAAGCCGGAGGGGCTCGTCACCTCCACCCGCTTGGCTCCGGCCTGCTGCACCCGGCGGATGAGCTCACTGGGGTTGATGTCCCGGCCGATCTTGGACTTCTGCCACAGGACGTAGGCGTCCACCGCGTCCTGGACCGCGTCCTGGATGGAGGAGGCGATGTTTGAATCGCCGCTTGCAATGTAATAGGTGACGTCCACGCTGTAGCTGACCTGGCTCGGGGCGCTGACCGTGACCTGATCCGTCAGGGGCCGCCGCTTGTCTCCGTTGACGGTGGCGTCCACCTCGTCCAGGATCTCGGAGCTTGGCAGATCCCCGCCTTCCATAAGGACGTAGACGTCGACCTCGCCGGGATTGGGCGAAAGCACGGAGACATCCAGGATGTCCTGGTGGGCCGTCTTGGCCCAGTAAACATAGGCGTGGTAGGGCCCGGCGCTACTATACTTCTCCGGGGCCAGGCGGATCCGCTCCCGCAAGGAGTCGTCGCTCTCCTCGTCCGTGCCGCCCAGGCTGGTGGTGGTGTTGCTGACGCTGGTCACGTGCTCCACCACATCGACCATTTTGGTGATCTGGCCGGAGACGTAGCCGTTGCCCACGGTGCCGGCGGTCTGGCACTTGGCCGTGACCGTGACCGAGGTCTCGCCCGCGGGGATCTCCGCCGCCTCGGTGGTGGCAAAGTAAAGCTGGTCCCCGGGGGTCACCCGGGTCCCCTTGGGGATGAGCAGGGCCTCGTCCAAAGCCTCGCTGATGGAGAACTCCATTGTGGTGGTCGCGGCCTGGGCGTCGAGGCGCTCGGTGTCGGTCAAGGCCCCGAGGTGGTCCAGGTATTCGCCCCGGGAATAGGCCAGCATGTTCTGCTTGGCGGCAAAGTCGATCACGAAGCGCTGCTGCGCAATCAAATAGGCCAGGCCTTCCAGGAGCAGGCGGACAGGGTCTCCCGGAGCAAGGCTCTTGCCGGAGATCTGCTCATAAGTGGTGATGACATCCCGCTCCACCTTGGAGGCGTCTGCGTCGCTGAATTGTATCTCGGGCAGGTTTTCCAGCATTTAGAGGGCTCCTTGCTTGATGCGTAGCCGCACCTTGGGCACGAGCGTTCCATCCATAGCGCGAGTATTGGATTGCACGAACTCGATGTGCGTCACCACGACCCTGGGCTCGTTCTCCTGGATCGCCTCGAACAGGTCCGCAATCTCCGCGCTCATGGCCTTGGGCTCCGGAGTGTCCAGGGCCCGTCCCGTGCGGGCAAAGCTGCGATCCAGAGGGACGGAACCCTGCAAAGTGATCAATATGGTCCGCACGTTCTGAAGGATCTCCTCCAGCCCCGTGGCGGCCACGTTGATCGGCTTCGGCTCGCCGTAGACATCATACTCCGGCATCTAGTTGTACTCCTTGAATCGCAGCTGCAGCCTGGAGACCAGGATCCGCCCTTGGCCGTCCGTATTCCGGACTTGCTCCGAGACCTGCTCCAGCACGTAACGCCCGAGGGGCGAGCCGCCCAAAACAAGGGTTCTCGGCTCGCCCGCGTCCAGAGCCTCGCGCAGGGCCTTGGCCTCCTGGGCCGGATTGATGAAGCGCGCGTCCAGGCGCACTTCCAGGTCCAGCTTCTGCAGATCCGTGCCGGTGAACTCCAGCTTGGCCTTGCCCTCGGCCACCTCGTGCGAGGCATAGCTTGCCGAGTCCTTGCGCCGCAGGCCGTCCCAGGTCTTGAGCTGGTCCGCGCTCGCCTCGAACACGATGTCTCCAAAGGATCCTGTTTCGGCCATATTAGTGCGTATGGTGGTTGACGTTGGAGCCGTCGGCGAGGATGTCGCCGGTGGCGTGGATGTTCCCGTCCACTTCGAGGTCGCCGGTCAAGGTATAGCTGCCGGTGTGGTCCGTGTCCGCCTCCTTGGTCTCCGTCGCGGTCCCTCCGCCCTGGGCCGCTGCAGAGAGGTTGCCCTGCAGCTTGATGAGCGGAGCGTTGAGAAGAATATGCGATCCGCTCGCGGTGACTTCCGCGTTGTTGCCCACATCCGCGATCAGGTCCTGGCCGATGGTGGCCTGGACGGATCCGCCGACGTCCAGGATCGCATCGTTGTCCACGGTGAGCTTGTCCACCTGGCCCTTGATGTGTCCGGAGAGAGTGTTCGTCTTCCGGTCGTATTCCAGCCAGGTCCCGTCCCCGAACAGGACGTGCCGCTTGTCCTGGCTGGCGACGGGGGGCTGGTCCGCCTGGCTGAAGAAGGCGCCCAGCACGAAGCCCTGCTCCAGGCCGTAGGGCAGAAAGAGACAGAGCACGTGCTCGCCCACGTCCGGCATCCAATAGTCCTTGTCCTGGTGTGTCTTGCGCGAGAGCACGCGCAGATCATAGGAGATGAGATCGTCGTCGTCCGGGATCCGCACCCGCACCGTCCCCCTGGACGGATCCACGGAGCTCACCACCGCGGTGCGCACCGTGGACTCCAGCACGGAGCGGACATATTGGATGACCCAGTCCTTGATCTGCCTTAGCATCAATACTCCAGAGTGCTCCGCACGCTCACGCTGCAGGTGTATCCCTGCCTGCCATAGGCGTGCCGGACCTGCTTGATAAAGTATTTCCCGGAAAGCGCCTGGAAGCCCTCCAAGGAGAGGGTATTGCCCGCAAAGATCCGAGGGTCTCCCATAAGGTCCAGGCTGCCGGTGATCTCGGATTCGTTCTTCTTGCGCAGCTCCGCCTTGGCCAGCTTTTCCGCGGCCGCGCGCGATTCCACGCGCTTGTTGATCTGCAGGGTCTGCCCGGTTTCCGGGGCGTTATCCGGGGTGTAGGTGTAGGTAAAAAAACTCTTTTCCGCCGCGCCCCAGTAGCCGACCTTGCAGGCCTTGTAGAGGTCGTGGGCCTGGGAGGTGAACTGCCAGCCGTTCACGTCCTCCGGGGTGAGGGAGAGGCTCGGGTCCTGCTTGTCAAAGGACTCTCCGGAGAAGAGAATCAGCCTTCGCTCCGCGACCTTGAGCTGCAGCCCCGCCTCATCGGCCAGGTCCTGCAGGAAGGCCAGGTCGGACTGCTTGCGCTGGTCCCTGCGATTAAAGCTCGTGTTGGACGCCTTGAAGACGAGCTCCAGGTCATGGCTCTCGGCGATCCTCTGGGCGATATCCTGCAGGGACGTGTTCTCCCAGGAGCGGGTCTTTTTTTCTCGGCGCAGGGACGTTTTGACCGAGCTCGAGGTGCAGGCCAGCTGCATCTTCCAGGGCGGGCCGGATGCGCTGATTTCGTCGATGGTGTAGATTCCGCAAGGATAGACCATGCGCTCCCCGCGCTTTCGAAGATTCAGGCACTCGATGGATGCGAAGATCTCCGCGCCCTTGTCCGGCCACCAGGGCCCGCTCCAGCGGCGCTCCCTGTCCTGCAGATCGATCTTGAGGCTGTCCGCCTCGTCGGAGGCATTGTCCACACACTCGAAAGAAGTCACGTGCTTGGCTATCTCCCGGGAGATGTCCTCTCCCTCGTAGCTCATCTGGAGCCTGGCCCTGCGCCCTATTTCTTCCATGGCGGCAGCGTCTCCGGTCTGTCGTCGCTTTCAATCTCGGGCACCTCGAGCTCCGTGCCGGCGCTGAAAAAGACGGTGTAACAATGTTCCGGATTCTTCTCCATGAGCCGGTGCATCAAGTGCTCATCTCCCAGGGCGTCCCTGGCTATCTCGTCCCAGGCCTGGCCCTGGCGTGTGGTGTAGGTGCTAGGCATAGCTGAGCCTCATGCCCTCGCTGAAATAGTTCTCCACCGCCTGGCGCGCTTTGTCCGCGCCCTCGTCCGCTGCCCTGCGGACCTCTTCCGCCGGCTCTCCGGTCGCTCCGTCGATGCGGAAGGTCTGGTTGATGACAACCTGGCCCCGCCCGGAGGCGCCTCGCCCTTGCCCTGTTCCGGACTGCAGGCTGGGCATGCCGCCCACGGACGGAGAGACACTGGGGCTGGCTTGCGCTTTGGCAACTCTGCCGAGCTCCTGCTTGGCCGCTCTCTCCAGCCCAGGGCCCGCTTTTTGAACGCCCTTGCTCACCGTGTCCATCATGGACCGCCCGGAGCTTGTCAGGTCCGACAGCGGCCCGCGCTTGGCGTCGGAGAAAGGTAGATATTCCCGGACCTTGGAGAAGGCGCTTTTGATCATCTCCGCCGGCTTGGAAATCATGGCCTTGATGCCGGAGAGCAGGGTGCTGATAATGTTCTTGCCGATCTGGAACAGGTCAAAATTGGAGAGCCAGTCCCAGAGCCCGGTAAAAAAGGACTTCACCTTGCCCCAATTCCTTACCACCAGATAGGCCGCTCCGGCCAGGGCGGCCGCGCCGGCCACGATCAGGCCCAGAGGGTTGGCGTTCATGGCCGCATTGAGAGCCCATTGCACCGCGGTCCAGGCCTTGGTCGCCCCGGAGACCAGGTTCATGGATGCGAGCACCTGCACCAGCCCCCGGCCCATGGAAAAAAGCGAGCCCGTGAGCTGCGCGACGGACACGAGGACCTTGGCGGAAAAGGCCAGGGCAATGGCAATGCCCAGATTGCGGAACCCGCCGACCAGGCTGGCCACTTTGCTGATCAGGGTGCCTATTTTGCCTACTGTTGTGGCCAGCCCCTTGGTGAGCTGCAGGATCTTGGGAAGCGCCTCGGAGAACTTGTCGGAAAATGTCTCCGCAAAGCGCTGGATCTTTTCCTGGTTGTTCGCGACCCATTTGGAAAGGCTTTTAAGGGCCTTGGTGATCTGGGGCAACAGCTCGCTCACCACGGTCTTCTGAACACCCTTTAAGGCGCCTTGCGCATTGTTTAGGGCCTTGGTGAATCTCTCCGCCTGCTTGCCTTCCTCCGCGGATATCACGTTGCCTACTGCGCGGCCCTGGCCGCGTATTCTCTGGATCTCTTTGTTGCTCGCGCTGAGCATCTCCACCATCTTCTCGCCGGCCTGGCCGCCCATGAGCTCGTCCGCAATGCGCTGGCGGGCTGCGGTGTCCTGCACTCCGCTCATGCGCTCGGATATGAGCTTGAATAGGGCGTCCGTATCGCCTTTGACCCTGTTGAGCTCGGACTCGCTCAGGCCCAGGCGCTGGAAGGCCTCCGCAGCTGGGCCGCTTCCGGTCTTGGCGAACTCGTCCGCCCGCATGGACATCTCTTTCAAGCCGTCGACGATGGCGCCCTGCCGCACGCCGAATTGCCGGCCTACATGCTGCAGCTCGGAGAGCTTGGAGGTGGCCAGGCCAAGGCGGTCCGCCCAGCGCTGGGTCTCTGTCGCGCCCTGGGCGTAGTTGTTCACCACGTAGCCGGCGGAAGCGGTCAGAGCCGCGCCAGCAATGCTCGCATTCCGGCCCAGCCTCCCCACGTTGGCGGCGGCGTTCTGCGCGGATCCGGCCACATTGGAGTTGGCCACCCGGCTCCAGCCCTCGGCCCGGCGCTGAGCCAGGCGGGTCTGCTTGGCCAGGTTCTGCTGCTGCTGGGCCAGGTTCCGCGTGGACTGGCCCGCCTCGCGCATCTCGTTGCGGACTTCCTGGAGCTGGTCCCCCTGCTTCTCCAGGGACTGCTTGAGCTGGCGCGACTTCCGCTTGGCCTGCTCGAAGGCGTCGCGCTGGGCCTTGGTGGGGCGCTCGCTGGCCTGGATCTCCTGGGCAAGGCGCTTCACCTCGGCCTGAGTGCTCTCGTATTCGCTCCTGGTGTCCTCCAGCTGCCGCTTGAGGTGCTGGAACTTTTCGATGCGCTGCTGGTCCTGGCCCAGGCTCCGGATCTGCTTATTCACCCGCTGCAGACGCTCCGTAGCCCCGGAAGTCATCTGCTTGAAGGAATTGTCCATCTTTGCGGCGAGATTGAAGGCTATCTCGAAGCCCCTACTTGCCATGCCTATCCTCTCGGTTCACTGTATCGATCCAGAGCGCCAGGTCGTGCAGCGTTCTCTTGACCCAAAAATCCAGACCCGTATATGTGGAGCGGGAAAGCCGCACGCAGTTGACGCGCACATGCATGCGGCCGATCCCTAGCCGAGCAAAAAATTCTGGACCTCCATGGTGACCTGGGTCACGTCCCGAGCGCTCAAGCCACGGATGGTCTCCACCGGAAGCCCAGCCGCGCGAGCGGCCACGTGCATCAGGTAGGACTTGGACAGCTCGGGCACGCTGGTTACCCCGCCGGTCATCATGGAGTGCTCGGACTCAGCCTGGATCAGGTCCTCGCCCGTGAGCCCGTCCAGATCCAGCTCGATCTCGTTGACGGTCTGGCCCTCGTGCTCGATCGGTTTTCTCAGCTCAACAGTGGGCATGTTTCCGTCTCCTTACAGCCCGAGGTTCTCGCGGACCCCCTCCAGGTAGTCCGTGCCCTCGATAACGCACTTGAAGTTGTATTTGTCGATCTCGATGCGCTCCTCGCCGTCCACCGAGACCTTGAGGTAGTTGACCTCGAACTCGCTGGAGTTCTCCTGGCTGGATCCGGCCTGCAGGGATCCGAGCCCGGTGTTCTTGGGTACGGCCTTACAGACCACCTTGAGGGGCACGGTCTTGTAGACGCCATTGGAAGCATCGTAGACCTGCATGGCCCCGCGCAGATCCAGCTGGTGGGCCTGGGGCTGGGCCAGGATGGTGGTATTCCTGGTCACGGTGCGCCAGTTGAGGGTCAGGCTCATGGAGCCGTAGTGGCCCAGGATGGGCGTGTCCACCTCGCCGGCGACGCCCGCCCCGCTCACGGTGTCCGTCATGGACTCCAGGCTGGGCAGCTCCACGTCCGCAGCGCCGAGCAGATCCTCGCCGTCGCGGTAGACGCGGAAGTTGATCAGTTTCTCTGGCACGGGATTACTCATGGTCTATGACCTCCTCCGGAAAGAGGTTGCTGGTTATCCAAAGAGGTTATTCAGGTATTCGGGATCGTACTCCAGGATGAAGGTGATCTCTCGGGCCGGGCTGGGCGGCGTCACGTAGACGTGGAACTTGATGATCCCGTCCATGAGGTCGGTCACCGGATTCTCGGACTGCTGGAACTGCACCCGTCCGCCCAGGATGAAGCCGCGCGC